ATCGAAATAATCCTTTCTGTAATATCGACCAAGTATATTTGAATTATAGTACGCAGGAGTTCCGTCTGTCAATTTTTTTGTTAAGACATTATTTAAAAAGAGTTGTCTTGTTTCTTCGTAGTTAGTTTTTCCAATTGTTGGGTGGAGGGAGAGGATTTCTCTTTTGAAATTATCCTTGCCATCTCTTCCAATGTCTTGTTTAAGTTCATCAGAACTTCCGTAATATTGCTTCCAGTTTGATTCGCTTGTAACTCTGCGTTTTCCTCCTTTGGGTTTTCGCTTTTGCACGAAGTACTTTCTTCCGATGTAGGACTTGCCACTGGTGGTATTTGTGATGCAATAGACGAACCCATAGTGGTCGTCAATATCATCAGAGGTAAAAATATTACCTTTGTAA